TCTTGTAAGCCCTTTACCATCCTAACATCTGATGTGGGGAATGGCGTTCCAGTATGTAAACTAGGAAATGCAATGATTGGGTACTTGTCTAGACTTGGTGGAAGTTCTCTGACATACAGCAACTCTTCGCCCATGACACAAGTAACTCTAATAGTTCTAGATTGTATCTTAATTATTTTAATAACTTCCATTTCTATTAAATCTTTGTTTGTAATCTGTTGTACTTCTGGTTGCTGTCCTTGTTGTGTTATAGTCTCAATAGCTTTTTGAGCTTCTCCCATATCTCTAAATAGATTACCGTTAATTATCCATGCTGGTCTCTGTGCAAACTCAGCAATACCCTCTTCATTGAGCAGGTCTTCTTTACCATTGGTTGTGTCATATATCCTATACTTGTTAGTAAATACTAACTGGTATCTCTCATATCCCCTAACATTTTCTTCTTCTCCAGGAAAACCATCTACGATATCTTCTGGGAACGTTACACTGCCGTCATCTACTCTATTTGTAGTTGCAACTGGATCAAACTCTGTGGTTCCGGGAAGTTCATTAATCTTACCAGAGAACAATGGTTTATATTTCTTTGCCTGAGCTTTTGTATATAACCTTGAGATAATAATATTCTCTGCATCATCAAGGAGTCTATGTCTACTCCTGGGGTCAACAAAGACATCTAATGGGTCTAACGATGTAAACTTAACTTCACCCTTACCATTATCTGCTAAGGCGTCTTCATAAGCAAATAGATAGCCCATACTACCCACATAACTGTTATCTACAACAGTGCGTAGTTGGTCACATCCATCTGATATATCCCATATATATTCAAGGATACTTCCAAATATTTTAGATACTTTATTATCACTATCCTCTCGTGCACTAGCCATGAATGTTGGTTTTCTGTATGTTAATAGAGCTTTAGCTGTCTCTACGGCAGGGTGTATTCTATTTACCACTATAGGTGCTTGACCACGAGCTTTTAATTCTTTTTCCTGTTTATCTGTCCATTGCTTCCCAAACCTAAATTCTCTGTCTTCTTTAACATGGTTAACCCATGTAGTTCTATTGGGATGATCTCTATAATGTCTATAAAGCTCAATAGTTTCATTTACCAATTCTCTTGCTTGTTCAGGATTTAATTGTTGCATTTATACTCCATTTTATGGTAGCGGGGGTGGGATTTGAACCCACGACCTTCTGGGTATGAGCCAGGAAAGCTACCAAACTGCTCCACCCCACTAATTGTATATTAATAAAATAATAGATATTGTCCAATTGTCAAGTTATTTGTATAGTATCTTGAACTAATAGATTTTTTTCTACGAGTTTATAGTCCTTATTTCTACAAGTTCTTTTAATTATATATCTATATTTTGACTTGCCATTATCCCAAAGAATTCTTCTTTTCTTATCCCACCACTCACATTCTTTAAGAAATTTTATTCTTGCTTTGGCTTTCATAGTAGTTTATAGAACCATCCAGTCTAATTGCTCTTCGACCTCTTTCTTCTTATTAGATTTACCTAACACTGGCTCCTGCCTGCGACATGGGTAAGTCTTTTGTAATGCAGTCCATATAGCATCCATAATATCATCGTTTTTACCTCTTGGATAACTCATAAATTCTTTTTGTGCTTCTATATCTCCAGGTCTGAAAAAGAACTTACCCTTAGCAAATGTTGGTACTAGACTTAATAACCGTTCTGATTTAGAATTTCTTGGTTTAACTCCAGCTTCTAGTCCTGGGATATATATACCCCGGTCATCACACTGTGCTCGTGTTCCATCTCTGAGTGCTTCCTGATATGCTACTGTCTCTATCTTAACTCTAATTGGCTTAAACTTTAGGTATAACTCTATAATCTTAGCTGGTTGCAGTGCAGTACGCAACCTATTCCGGTATAGGTCTAGTATATATCTATTCCCCTTATAATCAACACCTATAGTGGCAATTACAAAGAAATCTGCTTTAGCTGACAGACTAGATGCAGGATCAACACCCTGGTAGATGTCTATTGGAATTCTTTCTATTTCATCGTCTTCTCTATTCTCAGTTTCTCCCTGGAGATATGGCATACCTGCCGAGTCATACTCAAGTGTATAATGATGTATCTTGATATAACTAGATTGAAACGGTGCTTCATCGGGACTCTGAGCTTGGTTCATGTACTCCTGGAAGAACCCATTAATTCTACCCATAGAAGCCATCTCTGTCTTAATAGCTGTAATACGCTCTAGTGGATACTTCTCAGGCCAGATACTCTTACCATCATCCTTGAGTATGCTAAACCACAGTACTTTCCATGTGCCAGTATCTCTTGCTCTATACAAATAGCAATCTTCTGAGATAACAGTACCAATCATAACTGCTCTACCATCATCAGCCAAAGATGGAAGCACAGCCTCTGTAACCCAAGCTCTATTCTTAGCTCTAGCTTCTGGGGTAAAGGCATTCTTTTCAGACTCAATATCATCCATGATAAGCACAGTAGGTCTCGTATCTTTCTCTATATACCCACGTATCTTTGAGCCAGTACCAATAGCAACTATTCTAACCCCATTCCTGAGTATAATATCATCTTCTCTCCATCTCTTAGCAGTATCTTCACTAAAGTCACCAAAAAGTAACCTAAACGGTCCGTTATCGTCTAAATGTGACTTGATACGTGATAAGAAGTTAACACTCTGTTGTCTCGACTCTGAGATAATAACAATGAATTCGTCGTGTTTGCGTTCCTTAAAAGCTATTAGATACATGGGAAAAATAAGTGAGATAATGGTTGAATTATGCGTAACCATATAATCATCTGTAATATATAGACCATCTTCATTTTCAACAGTGATACAACGTCCCAATCCTCTATGTGAATATTCTATATTAGTAATTGCATTTGCTGTTCTTCTACTTGGTTTCCATTTATCTCTTTTCCTTTTAAGTCTAGCTGGGATAATCTCTTCTGGCAGCCTAATATGAATTCTATATGATTTTTTGTATTCACTGTTACTATCAAACCTAGTCCATTGTGAATTCTTTGAACACGAACCTCCAAGAGATCTAACTAGTTCTATTACCTGATCTATTAAACACTCATTTTTTTGTGAAAATACAGCTAAACCATAAGTTGTATCGGAAATAGAGCCATCTGTATCAATCAATCCCTGTAACAAAGCTTCTCTTTGTTTAATAGATCCAAGTAAATATTCTTTTGGTATATGCTTATTATTTAATAGATTTAACTCTCTTAGTTGAATATGAAGCCCGCTTATTCCATATAAATATTTTCCAGAATTCTTCCTTGTTTCATATGGCATGTAGCTAAGTATTTCTTCATCAGCTGTTGTAAATCTTGCTCCAGCAGAGTGCCCATCTCCAAGCCATGCGCCAAGTGTGTACGGGTCTATTAATAAATCCTTTTCAGCAAAGTTTATTGGAGAAACAGTTGGAATACTAACTTTATTCTCTGTGAATGTTTTGCCATCACGTTTATCTAACCTTTGTCTCTGGTACATCGGCATTAGCTCTTCAACTGTTCTGGTGGTTAAATTATGATGTCTTGTATTTTGAGGTATATAAACACTAAATAGGTGTTCTTTATTACATAGTGTTGTTCTATTGTCTCTAGTAGTAACTCTATATAAATCCATTTCTCCTATCGGATGAGTATGTGTAACCATTGTCTCACAACCATCATACCCAATAACCATATCTCCAACTGCTATATTTCCAAACCTTTTCCATCCTTCTGGAGTTAACACCATCGAATCTAAACTCTGAGCTTTAGCTGTTCCTCTAGGTGCTGCTATTAGTACCCTTTTCTCATTCCTATCTTTAATAGATTTATATATATCTCCGTGAAAGGGTGGTGTGTCTTTCTTATATGCAGTTGGAAAACAAGTTCTACCAAACAGCCCCATATCATTCTTTAGGCGTTGCCTAATAGCTCCGAGTTTTCGCTTTACTGCGACATCCATATCCCAACCATCTCTTGACCATCATTTGTTGCAAGATAGGAGTTGATACTATCCCTAACAAAGTCCAATATAAACATGTCTGAATCGGTATCATAACTAAAGATTACTTCGTCATATGTATTAAAAAGCATCATAGAAAATATCTTTTTATATACGCTTATCTCACACCCATAACCACTTGTTAATAGAAAATTTAGAAAGGCATTTGCATTCTCAACATCAAGACTATGCACTATACTACTCATCATATTCCTCCGTCTGCTCTGTAATTGCACCATGATACTTGATTTCTTTAGGTTGCTCACTCGTTTCATCATATATCTGGTCTATCATTTCTGCATCTAATTGATTAGTAACTTTAGTCTTTGCTGGCTGATCGATACCATGCATCTTTAGGAGTATCTGTACAATACCCACTAAGCTTTTTGTATCACTCTTGCCCTTAGCAAGTTTTATAGTATCATCTAGTAAATCTATTGTTTGTGCTTCGCTAAAGCCCTTATCTACTAATAGTTTTGTTACTTCTTCTCGTACCATAGCTTTAAATACCTCCGTTTTTGTCCAATTCTTCCAGTTATACACTTGCATCCCTGGGTATGTCTTAGCTATTTTGTTAATACTATAATCAAGATCATTAGATATAGCATAATTCACAGCAATCATTCTAAGTTTCTCTTTGCGTTTACCGCACAACACCCGCTTACCAGTAACAGTATAGTTAACGGCATTACCACTAAGTCTGAGCTTCCCAGTAGAACCGATTCTATTAAAGAATGCCATCCCAAAAGCTGTCTTAACCAGCTTATTAACAGCAGTAACACCCTTTCTATTATACCATCTACAAAAGAATACTTTTGCTACCATATCATCGTCAGAGAGTACATAACAGTTATTAACAGCTTCGTGCCAATATACGTACTCTATGCCCTGTTCATCTGCTTCCTTTTTGGTATAGAGAATATATTCAGTCGCCCCTTTGGGCAACGGATGTTTAATCGTCTTATATAGCATTCAACTCTCCTATTTTAAATACTTGTTATATGTTGGCAAAAAGCCATAAGTCAAAAAATAGAGTTCGATCTCTGCCTCTAGTTCTATGCTCTTAACCCATTTATCATACATCGAAATGTTCTTCTTCTCCATTTAAAACCTCTTCTTTGATAATTTACCTAGTGTATATAATTTCAAGTGCCTGCTCTGTGTATCAAGCCAATCTAATAGAGCTTTGAAATCATCATGGCTCAGTGTATCCTTTCTCCTGTTGCATATATGGCATATAAACTGGAGATTCTCTGCTGTTGTATCTCCTTGCCCAGCCAGAGGGTCTATATGGTCGCAATCTATTCCATTCTGTTTACTTAATCTGAGCATCTTCCCGCAATAGATACATGGAGCTCCATAGCTATCATAGAGCTTCTGCTCTAGTTCATCCTTTGTGATAGAGTACTTACCCTTCTTTGAGCGTCTCTTGGCAAGGCTTATTATTAGATTAGAGAGCTTGGTCTGTATCCTTTTGTATGCCTTAGCAGAAAAGTTACGGTGTATCGGCTTCAACTTCTTTAACCATTTATCCTTTGAGATTATCATCAGAATAACACTTGTTATCGTGTCTCTTGGGATTATCTTCTGGAGTATCGTAGAACATTCCAGCAGCATATCCAGCATGATAACATCTACCAAACTCTGCTTCTAATAGATCAAGAGCTTCTCTGCTAACAGTACCAATATCAAGAGCATCACAGAGATAGTCCAGAAAAGCAGCCTGATAAGCAGTTCTTTCTTCATCCACAATTTCCTCCTCTTCTTTATCAGCAGCAAATCCTAAATAGTAATCTCTCTCTGCTTTGCA